GAACTTCCCTGATCCTGGCCCCGATCTCGACCTCACTCAAGCCGTCAAAAAGGGCCTTGACCGTGGTGTCTCGGATCGTCTTGATTGTGGTCTCACTGATCGTTTGGGCCATAACGAAAGCTTCTGTGTTCCAGAATGCCGCCAATAGTTCAAACACCTGGGCAAAGGCGTCCTTTCTCTCAATAGTGAGATGGCGACTCTTCCCGATGCTGTCTTGAACGTATCGGCCCGAAACCTTGAGAGAGTCATCGTATAGATCTTTGAGGAGACCAGCCAGGTTCTCGATGTGCTCCTCTTGCCCCATCTCAACTGCAGTCATCCCACCTGAGATATATTGCCTCTCTGCCCTCTCACCTTCTGCCTTGATCTCTGCGGCGATCTTGGGCATGTGGGCCTTCTCGACGAGGAGAACCCTCCGCCGAAGGATGGCCGCTTGCCTTATTTTACTGGCTCGACTCATCCTTCTCTAGGAAAAAGCTAACCGTAGCCGTCATGGCAGAATTAACATCAAGGTTTATTTGCTCTGAGAAAACTCCACCTATTGGCCGATCTGTTCCTATCTCGTAAATATACGGGACGCCATCAATCAATCGCATGGCCATTCTGATAGGCTCAGCGTCTGGCATTTCCTTTATTCTTGTCGGAATCTTAGTCATGATGATGGCAATTAAAAAGCTCCATGGCTTTAACCTGCGCGTCTTCTGGCTTCACTCCCATTTTGATGAAAGCCTTGGCCAAGTCCTCGGCTGGTTTCTCCTCATCCATGAAGACATCGAAGCCAAGGGGTAGCTTGTTGGGGTCAATGAAGATCTGATCCGCCTCGGGGTTGGGGTCAGGCTCAAGACCCAGCATCTCACGCTTCTCGTTGATCGTTGCAACGTCTGAAGCTAGGATGGCATCGATCCCAGGCTGACGCTCCAGCGCCAAGGCGTCGATCTCTGACTTATCATAACAGATCGTAACATTCTCACCGTAAGATGGAGCAAGCCAGCGGTTGAGTTCGTCGAAGTAGAGGTCAACCAGGGGCAGGATGGTCTGGATGTAAAAGGCATATCGAGCCTCGGCGTAGTTCGCGTAAGTCTGCGACCCTTCAATCCCGATGAGCTGACCAGGGACGCCGAAGACCTCGCAGATCTCTTGTTTATTGAACTTGGAGCCATTAAGCCAGTCGGCATCCTTGGGCGACATGTTCAGCGGTTTCACATCCACCTCACCACTAACGACAAGGTGCTCCCCTGCGTTCCTGAAACCCTTCTTGTTGCTGTTGACTTCCCGCCTAGCGTCCTTGAGTTGCTGGGGGTTGGCGGTTTTGGCGTTAATCAGCAATGAAGGCTTGCAGTCGTTCCTGAGCATGTTGTAGCGCCACGCTGAAGCCGCGTTGAGCTGATCCCCTGCGTTAGCCGCTGCCATGAGCGGAGACTGACCCATAAAACCCGCTTCTGGGTCGGGGTTGAAGATAGCAAGGTGCATCATGTCGGATGATCCATCCACGGGGTTCACATCCCAGTCTGTGGCATTGCGTCCGTTCTTGTTCGCCCAGTACCTCAAAGGGATCTGGATGTTCGTTGAGCTGCGGTCGATGCTCATCATGTAGGGCTGCCAGTTATGGAGTTCCGTCACCCTTCCGCCGACTGTTTTCTTCTCCGTGAAGACGTTGCCAGCCAACTGGCTCCAGGCGTAGGACTCGACCCTAAACTCCTGGCCGCCGGTGATAGGGTTAGGCCGATTGAGGAGATCGAGGAGTGGATGCTCCTCAACGTACTCCCCGTTCACCTTCACCTTGGGTTTTACGCTGGCGGCGTTGGTTGCCACCATCTGGACACATCGGTAAATAGTCGGGTTTCGTCCAAACCCTTCCTTGGCGTACTTGCGCCAGTCGTTGCTCGCCCAGTCGTGCCCCTTGGGGCTCATGATCTGCACCTCTGAGATTGAAGCCTTTGCCTCAACCTCGCGGCGAACTCCAAGCATTCCAAGGGATTTGTCCATTATCACATTCTCAAGGTGAAGGGTGAGGCGTCAAGTCCAGCCTAGAGAGAAGCTGCTTTGATTCTGGAGGGCTAGATTATGGAGAACCCAGACCAGCGCGTCCACCCTGTCGGGCGACTCTGAAGCATGGGGAACCCAAGACATCATTTGATCCTCCAGGTCGTCCAGCCCCTTGGCGTGTTCAATCAAGCCCTGCTCATAAAGGGCGACCACTGGCTCGGCTCGCGTGTGTTTGCCCTTGGTTGCCCTCACCTCCTCAACTGGTACGGTAGGGTCCAGACTGTTCAAGATCGTCTTGATCATGTCGCCCCCCTGGTTCGTCTCCACCACAACACAGTCAGCATCGTGGCGGTGGTATGCCTGGATCGCCCTCATCCCCCACTCATTAGGCGATCCTTTGAAGGATAGGTCTTCTTTGATGATCCACCCAGGCCCCTTCTCTGCCCCAACGATGATACCCGTTTCGTCGCTGTCTTCCTTGTTCGTAGCCGCAGGGTCAACACCTACCACCGTGCGCCCTTCCTCCCCAGATAGCTCGGTCCTCGTCCCCTCGATGGTCTCCCATGACCATAGGGCTCCCTCGATGTCGGATGTAAACTCCCCGTAAAGGAACCGCTGGCGCATCCGCTCCGGCAGTGCCTCAAGCCTTGCGATGTAGGACGCTGGCAGGTTCTCCCTTACGTCGATGGGGTTGATTCTGAAGGACGTGCGCCCAGGGGCTTTGTCCTCGATGTATCGGCGATATGACCAATGTGATTTTGCTGGAGGGTTCATGTCACAAAAGAGAATGTGCCGCCCGTCAACTTTTTGCCTTAGCCTTGAGCTGATCAAGTTAACCGCTTCCTCATCAGCGATTTCTGAGCACTCGTTGATATAGACGGTGGCATACTCCGCCCCAAGGTGCTTTTCTACCCGCTCCTTGTCATCCAGGCCACCAAAAAGAACCTCGCTCTCATTGATCCTCATCGACCAAAGCCCCCCGCTCCGGTTGGTGTCCATCATATCCCAAAGCCCTGGCCATTGGATATTGACCATCTCCTTTGCCGATGGCCATAAGGTGTTTTTTGTGTGCTCGAATCTTTGCCTTAGACAAATATGCCTAGACCCTGGCATCATCAAAGCGCGTAAGAAAACATGGTATAAGATCTTCCAGGTTTTGCCCGATCCTGCCCCACCAAATAGCATGACATCCTCATGCTTTGAGATGACTTGCGTTATTTCCTTATGAACTGGTAGCCAGTTGGCGGCCATTATGTGGAAGCTTCAGCGTCCTCACCATCAACGTTGATTGACACGTTCCTAGTCGTCTGATCGACAACCTGCTTAGGCTTGCCGTCCAGCCTATCCATTAGCGCATTGATCGCCCAGGGTTGCCCCTTCGCAGCTTCACCCCATAGCTTCCTAGCTACGGCTTCTTTCTTAGTGATCTCTTCCTTTCCAGCCTTGATCTTCTCGCCGCCGATCTTCTCAAGGACGGCTGCCCATGATGTGCCTTCTTTGGGTCGTCCGTTTGGGTTGCCTGATTGGCCTTTTTTAAATGGCATTTTTAACACCTCTAGAGAGCCCCAGGGTAGGATTTGCACCTCCCTCTCCTGGCTGGACGCCAGATGCAACGCTCTCTCTGCTTCTGGGGCTTTGTTTAACACCCTTATACATGCGGGCGTTCATTTCATCAATTTTGCTGAATGGCAAGATTGGGCAAGTTAATTTTTCTTTGTAGTTTGGATCAAGGAAATAAACATATTTAAGCTGAAAGCCCTCAATGTATTCAAAGAGACCAGCAGAAAAACACTCCTTCTCGGTCTTCTGTCTAGGATTGTATTTTTTTGATATAGTCGGAGATCCCCTAAGAGTAAGACATAAAGCATGAGCCACGACACCATCCTTAAACCTTATGAGCCTATCACTTGATTTTATATCAACTAAAGAAAATCCACTTGCCCTGTAGATTGTCCCGTCTCCGCATTGAGTGCCATCCGCAAAGGATATCACCCATTTTATGTGAGGCGCATTCTTTTTCAAAAGCTTCATGGATATAGATATGCAGCGACTTTCTGAGTTTTTTGGAAGGACATCATCAAAAGCCATTCTATTCAACTCAATGAATTCATTCCATCCTGTCCCACTAACAAGCCCAGATATCTTTTTCTTATCCAAGCTTGGCCCATAAGACATTACGCCATGAAGCCTGCCGTCTAAAAATGCACCAAAGTGAAGCTGTGAATTCTGAACAACCTTCCCGCTATAATGATTCTTTTTTACAAAATCATTAGCGATCTTGGCAGGGATAACCTTAACCCTTATGTCTTTTGCTCTGCCCATTGGTTCACTATAGCAAAAAGAGCGTTGCCGTTTGAGTTTTCGTTCCCATGAGTTTCAACCTTTAAAGCTTTAGCCAAACCCAAAGCCTCTTTGATAGCCTCGGCCTGTGCGTCGGCAAGCGTAAAAGTCATCTGCTGAAAAGGCTCTTTTTCCCCATCAGGCAAGCTAAACTCTTCGCCAAAATCTTCCGAGTCCTGCACGATATCAAACCCCATATCCTCAAGCCCGACCTCAAACTCGGCGTCCAGGTCTGCCAGCAGTTGCTCATCCCATTCCGCAAACTCACCAGCCTTGTTGTCTCGGATATTGTAATCCACGAATTGCGCCTCGTCTGCGAACTCTTTAACCACAACAAAAGCCTCCTTTGCCCCAAACCGTTCAAGCGCCAGCTTGGTAGTGTGACCTGCTACAATCACCTCTTGTTCAAAAGGCTTACCCTTGGCTGACAAGACAATGGGTTTTACCTGCCCGTGTCGGTTAAGCGACTCCAGCACCTTATCAACCGCGGCTTTGTTGTTTCTGGGGTTCCGGTCATAAGGGACCAGATCTTTTATTTTTCTTGTTTCCACTGTTAGCAGTTTTTTGCCTTCTCCCGTCTAGCCAAAATCGCCTTTATCCCATGCTTAAGCGAAAACAGGACAGGCCCACTCATCGGACTCTCACCCTTCGCCCATCTCATAACAGTAGTTCGGTTGACGCTGACCTCTCTAGCCAACTCAACCGTTCCAATGCCATGATTTGCCATGGTGCTTGCCAGTTCCTCAGCCGTCAAATCTCAATCTCCAGGCTATCAGCAAACCCTCTAAAAGTCAACTTGATTATGCTGCACGATGCAACGCGTCAACCTACAAAAAACAAAGGCCCGACGGACGAACCGACGAGCCCTCAACCATTAAACTTTGGGAGACTAATGGGGGGAGAGATAGTAGCCAGCTACTCAAAGAGTTCAAGCCTTCGCCATCTCCTCAGCGCGAGCGTCAATACCCTCTCTGCTCCCTGATCTTGTACTCACCAGCAATGGCTCCATGAGTATAGAACGTCTGGGCCATCAGTTTAGCTGCCTCCAATGGGTCACTGTCTCCTAGCTCCAAGGACTTCTTTATCCTCTCTTCGTACTTTTGCCATGTCTCTTCAAACGTCACCGTATCTCCTCAAAACCGTCTCGACAGCGTTCTCATAGAGGAGCCCTATCTGATCTTTCTTCAATAGATTCTCCATGGTCGATATGGAAACACCCATGAGACTAGCGAAGTCTCTTTGCGTGAAGCCGTGCAATCTCAGCTTTTTCCTTAGATCCTTGCCGGTCATTTAACCACACCACCATAAGCGATTCGATTATCCTGAACCTGATCAGGTCTCAGTTTCTTATACGAGAACAATCCGCAAAGTGCGACGATTCCATTCTCAGTATGCACATAAGCCCCTCGTGCCTCTTTGAGCGGGACGATCCACGGGCTTCCATCTCTAGGCCTAGGCGTCATCTTCAGCCCAGCGCTTTCCTGCTCGCAGGAACAATCCTTGCCCCGAGCCTTCTTCCCGACGTAATTCCTAGCTTCGTAGCTCATTTTAAAACCTCAAATAGTACCCTTATTGTGTTGCACGATGCACCTTGTCAACCTTCCAAGATGCGTTTCGCGTCATCGAGATTGTAAGCTACCCCAGACCGTCCTCCAGCCTCCTCGATCTGCTGGATGTGCTTAACCTGTAGCCTGCTCACCGTCTCGCCTACCTGCTTCATCTCAATCCCGCAGAACACGCCTAGAGTCTGCCCCACCATGTCGGCGGTGATCTCGACGGGCTGACAGACCAGGATGTCAGGGACGCCGTTCCTGTTTGTTTGGATGGTCTTGAGGACGTAGGCGTTCGTCTTCTCAAGCGCCCGCAAGAT